ACTATTGGTGCAATACCGCTACCGCTTGTAGTCTTTTCCCAATAAGCATCTGCATAATCATTTGAGTATGCTATTAAATTTGTTGACTCATTTTCTAAAAGCCAACTCCCGCAGCCACTATCGGGTATAATATCCCCATTTCCATCGTAACTAAACCCCTCGTAGTTGATTCTCGGTAAATTTGTATCGTTAGTTACTTCTTTTATTACTATGTTTGTAATGCTACCGATAAAGTTAGTACCTCTAAACCTTATTTGATTGCTTGCACCAGTAAAATATTCTGTATAAGTATTATTAGCAGTTCTTTGTATTAAAGCAACTCCGCTTCCTTTCCAAAGTGCAACACTACCACTAGCATAGTTTAGTACTTGATAAGTTGCTTTGTATTCTTTACCAATATCTAAAACAGAGGTTTGTATTATTTCTTCACCATCCCCATTTGCACCATTACCATTTGCAACACCATTCCCTATTGTCCAAGTATTTTCTATAGTCCAATTAGCACTTCCATCACTAAAGTCTCCATTCTGTACTAAGTCACTCGATAGTGTCTGTGCATTCTCAACAAGACCTTGTGCATTGACTCTAGTGGCAGCAGAATTTCTTGAGAAAGTGAAATCCCCATCTCCATCAGTTGGCTTAACACTTAACATACTTCCGTTATCGTATGCAGTTGGTGTAAGTAAAATTGACGCTTTATCTAATAAATTATCTGCCATACTATTCTATGTTTTCGATTGTGGTTAATGTTGCAGTTGTACAAGTAACATTCTCATAATAAGACGCTCTTGCTTGTAATGAAGCAAGTAAACTAGGTATAGCACTCGTTACTGCATAATCATAATAAATACCACCCCATCCATTTTGAACTGGACTTCCCCACCAACTAACTGGATAAATTTCGTTTGCCATCTTTTTGTTTTTTTGTCAGATACTTAGTTAATTTAACTACATTCTTTACTTTTGGTTTATAAATCCCTCTCATTATAATACCCAAGTTGATGAATTAGTATCTTTTTCTGGATAAATATCTTCATTTACATTTGCAGTATATTCTGGAAATAAAGTTCCGTTAAAACACATATAATCTATGAATCTCCTTGTGTAATATTCAGCAAAATCTCTTTCTTTTGATACTAAAAAATCTACTTCATCCTTTGAAGCAGTTTCAGCATTTTCAGAACGATGTTTAAATACACCACCATTCTTAACTTGATAAGCTGCAAATGGTAAGTAATCAACCATTGCATAATGTATAAGCATAGGCTGAACATAATCTGTTACTAATGATAAATAATTGCCAGTTAAAGTACCAGCAATTATGTCTGCTGAAATTCTTTCGTATAATTTACTTCCTAATGCTCTTTGGATGTGTATTTCTTGTGATATCTTGATATATTGTATAAATAAATCAGTATCAACTGAGCCATCAATGATAGTATTTTTTACTAAATCCGTTCTACTTATAAATAATGCAGTTGCCATATATTAACCTTTATAGTTTGGATGATGTCCGTTGTCTTTCATATCTTTTGGAGCAATCTTTGCTTTTCTATACTCCTCTCCTTTTGGAGTGTAACTCTTTGGTATATCATCAACTTTTTTCCCTCTTGATATATATATTTCTGTTTTAGACTTCAATCTATAAAGTTGCTCTTGAAAAAAATGTCCACAGTTAACACCGCCCTTATATTGAAAAAGTGAATAATTCTGACCCTTATGACCAAATGATTTATTTACCCCTTGAAAACTTGCTTGGCTTATATCTTCTTTCCTATACACAACACCTTTAGCAGTTCTGCCCATCATATTTTTGCAAAACTTTCTACTGTTTCCAGAAGAATATTTTTCTTGATATGTGTATCTAACTTTATAAAAAGATTTATCAAGTGAACTTTTTCCGTTTGGTTTGCTTTTTATGAAATCTGCAAACTTCTGAATCTTAGATAGCTTTTCTTTTATCTTGTCTTTTGCCCAATCTTCAATAGAAACATTATTTTCATCATATTCTCTTACATCTACCAACTCCCACTCGTCATCAATACTCTCTCCTTTTAAAGCATCAAGCATCTCGTCATCATTAAAATCCTTGTTTTCTTTAGACATCTTTACACCAGTTTCTTCCTCTCTTGTCTCTTCATCTTTTACATTTTCTAAATCAACAAATTGTAAGGGTTGTAAGGTTTTAAAGTATAGGTTTAAACTAATATTATTAAAAGCTAGTATCTTATCAAAAGCATCTGTTAAAAGCTCTTGAAATGGGTTTATTACAATATTTTGCATTAAAATAGATGCATTTTTGAGTTCTTCTGCATTATTCCCAAAACCAGAATTATCTTTAATACCTAAAAGCATAGGAGAAACAATACGATGTGACATCATAATTTTAGACTGCGACTCATTAGATATAAATTCATACTGATTGTGAGCATCAGAAATTTGAACTGGTGTTATATCTGCTTGTGATTCTTTTGAATCATTAAAAGCAATTATCAGTTTACCAGCCGAACTTGTACCTTGAAATTTAGAAACTATTTTACTTTCGACTAACTGTTGTTGTTCTTCGTCTGGAATTCCGTTATTGAAATTTATAAGAGACGCTGGAGCAAAAGAATTTTTGATATTATTTACTGCAAAATTTGCAAATTCCATTTCAATCTCGCTGAAACTTATACCAGAAATATAGTCTGGCAAACTATAGTAATACATCCCAGATTCATATGGTTTAACATATAAAATTTCAATTGGTTTAGGTGTTTCAGATACTCCAAACGCTGAAATTCTTAAAGGTTTTTCTGATGGCTTTATATTTGCCCAATCTGGATGATAATAATATGCTTGTACTTGCTTATCGTCTGCACCACATTTTTCTGCTCTTAAAGTCTCAATTGGTAAATGTTCTACCTTTTCAATAGTCTTTTTATCCTTTGAATAAATTACTTGAATAGCACATTGACCAGCCAATTTTAAATCGTATGCAAATCTTCTTACATCGTCTTTCTTAAATAAAGAAATCATTCTAGCATATTGCTCTGGTCTCCTTGCAGAATCAGTTGCGTCTAATCCTTTTCCGTATATCATTTGAGATATGCCAGTAATACAAGCACCAGATGTTGCACTTCCGTTTGCTCTGTCAATAAGGAATTTAAAATAATTGTTATCAGCACCAAATTCAACCCATTCTTTATTCTTTGCCTCAACAATCTCTGGAGATGTATAAGTTGATAAATTAACAAAAGAAACTGATGATTGTCTTTTATTAACAATTGGTGTTGATTTTCTGAATTTATTTATACGTCTACTCATTATATTATTATAAAATCATTATTTCCAGACTTCTCAACATACACATCTTTGTTTACTGTATAACTATCGTTGTTTGTTTGGTTAGTTGATTGTGCAGTACAAAAAATCTTATCCCTATAAATTATATCAAACTCTGTTACTGCTCCTTGTCCGTTGTATATCTTTAAATCATAAAACCTACCTTCAACCAAAGTGAAAACTGCTGATACTTCAACATAGTTTTTATTAACTAATGCAGTTGGTAAAATTATAACCTCTTCATTTGTGCTATCATCCCTTAACTTAATTGTAATAGATGTTGCATATACTCTTGGTATAATCTTAATTGTTTGTGAATCCGTTGTAGGTATTAAATGCTTCATTCATTAATGCTTATATATATAATGATAAAAAGTTATATTTTTATTTATTTAAGCAAAAAAAAAGGGTAATCATTAAGACTACCCCTTTTAAAATTAAAAAAGAATTATGCGTTTGGTAAAATCTGTGTTGCAGATGCTAAAGCTGGGATTACTGTAGCTTCAACAAAATATGCTGGGTCTACTTCCATTGCTTCCAAAGTTAAAGTAAAAGATTGTGCATCTCCCATTGCTGCACCAGTTACAATACTACCTCCAGTTGTCTCTGTTCCGTTCTCTAAGCCAATTAAAAAGAATTTACCATTATAATCTTCTACTGCAACGTGTGGTCTGCTAGTAGCTATTATTTTTATTTCTTCTTGTGTTGCTTTATCAAGTACAAGTAAACTTAAATTTAAAGTTTGTGTGTAAAATAAACTTCCGTTTTCTTTAGATGAATTTATTGTTGTTTCTAAAGATGATGTACCATTAATATCAAATTTGAAAAAGTCTGGAGTACCAGAAAAAGCAGTAATTTCAGAACCAGTAATAGTAGCAGTTCCAAGTGTGCCAAAGTCAGCGAAATAAACTGCTTTTAAGCCACCA